CGTCGTTTCTTCGCTTCTGCCCCTAGCGAGGAGTACCTCGTCGAGCACTTCCGTGGCCGCATGGTCAACGAAGCACAAAACATGTATGCGATTGCTGGTCAGGTAGCATCTGCCGACCCTAGCACCGACGTTCGCGACCTGGAGCTTCTTAGCAAGCAGGCATTGGACGAAGCAAAGCACTTCCGCATGGTCAAGGAAGTCATCGAGCACATCACTGGCGAAGAACTGGACGTAGCTGCTGCTTTCGCTGCTGAAGCAGGTAAGCCTCAAGCAAAGGGTGCTTCCCTGCTTGAGAAGTACGAAGCTGCTCAAGATCCTGCTGCCCTCGCTGCCTATCAGCTCGTTGCTGAAGGTCGTGCAGAAGCAGTCTGGTCTGAAATGGCTGAGTGTGTCGAAGATTCGTTCATCTCCACCCGTTACGCCTCCATCGCTAAGGATGAAGGTTTCCACAGCAACCTCGGCGGACGCTCACTGAGCCGTCTGGTTGAAGGTAGTGTGGAACTTCAGGATCGCGTTCTTGCTCTTGTTGAGCGTATGCGTTCTGATCTTCTGGAGATCTCCCGCCAGAACACGGCTACACCTCTTGCCGTTGTTTGAAGGTCTGACGACCTTCTCTAATAGTCTCGTCTAACCAATGGTCTTTGACGGGACTTACATATTTTCCGTTGGCATCGCCGGTTATAAACTGGTCGATGCCATTGGTCGTTACAGGGAACTTTAGAATCTCCCCACAGTATTTGATATAGTCTTCCTTCCACAAGAAAAAAGATTCGTGAGATAGGAAATGTGTTTCAATATATGGATCCTCTAAGAGGGATTTATAGTAACCTTTGGCAATCGGTAGGGTTACTTCTCCACCAACTCTTTCTTGTTGAAGTGCATTTATATTTTGATCTCTTGTAATAATTGCAACTACAGGTGTGTAACCAAGATGCATTGCTTGGTGACAAACTGCCGAAATCTTAGGCACCTGTCTAACACCATCGTAGAAGAAAGGAACACTTACATTTGCTAGAAAAAAATGTCCTTCAGGAAATTCTAGCAGGTCCGGATCTACCCAATATTTTGCAAAAGGTTCTTCATCACTAGGAACCCAGTAATTATCTTTGAGAGAATCCCACCCTACAACTTCTGGGTGCAAACTAAATATTCTTGCAAATAGGTGATTGCCTGATCCTTGTGGTCCGGTTGTGATAAGGAGTCTTTTCATGAGTAAACCGAAGTTTATATTTTTCTTAGGAGCATCATTTTCAGCAACAACTCCGCTGTATAAAATGCTTCGTAATCACATTACGAGTGGATTTGCTAAAGAACATCATTTGGCAGAAGTAGCAGAGATAGCGCAACAAATAAGATCTGGAATTTATGCACCGACCGATAGAGATAATTTTCCCTTTTTATCAAGTTCAAAAAAATCTTCTACATCATCATGGGTCGGTGGGGAAGAGTATAATGAAAAGTTATTGAGATGTAAAAAGAAAATTGATTGCGCCCAAAATTTTGGTACTAGTTCTGGTGAGATTATAACAGATTATCCGGATTTTAGTAATTGGTCAATACAAAAATATGTTGATTACTACAAAAAATTGTGGGACAATAGAGGGGATGGTAGAGATGTATTAGTTGATTGGTCTAATAGTAATGGTCGTTTAGATTATAATTTTATAAAAAATTTACTGGAAGCATTGAAGAAAGAGTTTGATGTCAGTGCTCTGATTATATGTAGAGACCCTGTGAGAAGGGCATGGTCTTGGTTGAACTATGCATGGAATGATTATTCAAAAGTTTATATGAAAGATCGTTACACTAATATTGACTCTGCCGCCAAAGCAGAATTTGCAAAAATAAAACCATATCATCCACTCATTGAAAGTGTAGAAAAATCGTGTCCTGTGCACGTTTTGGTTATGGAAAAAGTATGGGAGGGTAATTCTTTTCTATCTAAAGAAGAGTCTCAAATAATTACTCAGTTGATTGGGAAACCTGACTTTGCCCCAAACCTATACTGTCCCGATAGAGGAAACAAAGCAATCCGTTATAAACATCAAAAAGACCAGTGGTGTTCTGATCATTTCAATATGTCAGATAAACAATACTATGAGTACAAAAATATTATGATTGATCATTATGATGGATGGAAAGGAGATCTTCCTGAGGGGTGGGGATCTCCAATGGATTATGAAACAAACTGTTCCTTACCCATAGATGGCATAGAAGAACAGTACATCAAACCTGGAACTTATCGTAAGAGTGATGGAAAATTATATGTAGACTTTGATGGTTATGATGAATTATATAACGTTGAATATGTTGACCCATATTTTAGTGATAAATTTTCCAACCCATAAAAAAAGGCAGGCGTTATGCCTGCCTATAAAATCAAAACAGAAGTTTACTCTTCTGCATCGGTACCGTAGGCACGAATACGATCAGCAACTCCCGCAGGAAGAGAAATCGTATCATACAATCCAGCAGTAGCTTGCTTGAATGCAGTACGCTCATCAGTAGTCATTCTGTTGACGGTAATTCCTTCATTCGTGCACTTGACCTCAAGGTCAAACATCTCATCAACAGACCATTCTTGTTCCGCCTGTGCGGTAAGGAGTGCTGCGTCTGCAATTTTGCTACGGAGTCCAGAATCTTTACCCAAAGATTTCCAAAACTCTTTCTGACAAACAATAGCAGCAACATTCATAGAATGTCGTGTATCATTGAGAGTCTTCATGACATCATCGCCATCAACGGCGAAGAACTGGGTGTAGTTAGCATCTGCAGCAGCGACGGTGCCGTCTGTGACAGCTTGTTTGGTCTGCTCTACTTCAAGAGCAACAGGAGTAGCACCAATTGCTTCAAAAGTTTTTTTAGCGATTTCGTTGTCGTCGCATCGAATGGAAACTCCTACCAGATCATCGACTGTATCGACTTCTTTAGTAGCAGGAATCATATTGAATCCACCAGCAAAGGTATATGCCAGACCCCTAACTACAGTATTGTCACCGTCGAATAGTCCTTTCAAAAGATCAATTCCAACTTGACCCGCTAAGGCGTTACTTGCCTCAATATAACTATCAAACAAATAAGGCATATCAAGAACTCTCAAATCTGAGTTGAGTTCAGCCAACTTGGACGTATATATCTGACACATCTCCAACTTACCCTCTCTAATGAGAGTAATAAAATCATTCCTGGTAACTGCTACACCTTCGTTGTACTTTGTAGCAAATTCGGATAGGGTCAGAATTTCAACTTCAAACTCCCCAGGGGCAAGTCGCTCAATTTCAGTAGCAAACTTCTCAGCAGTACGACGAAAAAGCTCAATAGGTTCATGTACCCAACGTACTTTTTTCATGCCTTATTGACTTATGGTTATACACTGTATTTATTGTAATGCAACCGTTCCTAAATTAGTATGATGGTTGTGAAAAGATGAAACCCAAATTCATTTTGTTTCTTGGAGTAGGGTGGTCAGCAACAACTCCACTGTTTGCATCTATCAAAGAACATTTACTCTACGGCATTGAGAAGGAATGGTTTTATCCTCATATGTTGTTTGAAAGGAATTGTTTCAAGTTCAAAGATGATCATTTATGGAGAGAATCTTTAGATGAACTCAAGGTAAGAATAAAAAAATTTAGAGAGGGTGAGATACAGTTTCATCATGTGTCGAAGCACAATGTGTCAGAAAAGGCATTGCGTATCATCGAGCATTATGATCCTACTATCGAGAGATATATTGATTTTTACAAGTGCCTTTGGGAAGAGAAGGGTTGCAACCAGACAGCACTGGCAGATTTTACAAATACCACTTCTGAATGTCTACAACATGGGAAGAAAGGTGTTGAATGGTATAAAAAATTTGTATCAAAACTGAATGAACATTTTGATGTTACTCAAGTAGCAATTTTTAGAGATCCTGTTAGGAGGTTTTTCTCAAACGAGTGTTGGCTTTATGACAACGCTGAGTTAGTAGGTGCTTCCATAGGTAAACGTAGTATAAAAGATTGGTTTGAACATCGTATAGAACATCAGATTCCTTATGCCAAACTTATCAAGACTGCCATGTCTTGTGGTAAGACTGAATTTTTTGTTATGGAAGACGTATGGGAATCTGATACTGAAACCCAAGTTGCTCGACTACAAAAACTTCTTACTGTAGATAGAGTAGAATTATATGACAATGCTTACTGTCCTGATAGAGGATCTAAAGCAATTAGATATAGTTGTCTAATAGATCAATGGACTAGTGATTCATTTGATATGCCAGATAATTTATATTATAAACTCAAAGAGATGATGAGTTTTCAGTACGAAGATTGGATAGAAATGTATGGCAAATTGCCTGAAACTTGGGGAAGTCCTGCAGACTATGAGAAGAATCAGAGTTTGCCGATAGGGAGACTACAGCACAAAGAGAACTTTGTTTATCCAGAGTCTTATGAAGAGATTGATGGTCAGAACTATTGGAAGATCAACAACACTTAGATGGTTTTTCTGGTTGTGGTCCTGTAGGTCCTTCAGTAAAAGGATCTAATGGAGCAGGAATTCCAGTTTTATTGCAGTCATCTAAAGGATTGTTTGCAACATATTGAATATACTTGTCGTTAGCATCTCGTTTCAAAATTTCATCTACACGTTTGTCATACCATGCAACTGGGATACCAATGTCTAGGTGTTTTAGATACTCTTCTTTATAGAGATATAAAAGTTCGTAACTAAGAAAGGTTGGGTTGGGGAATTTTGACATCTGATCCAAGAAATACTTGGTGGTTAGTTCACCCCTCAACCGCTGTTGTTGATTACGAAGTATGTTTTGATCACGACCAATTACAACTATTTTAGTTTTGATCCCCATATTTTCGGCAGACTTGCAAAACTGCAATACGTTTGGACACCAATGGGTCCCTTTTTCTTTGATGCCGAGGGGGACACTAATAGAGGTAAAGTAATATTCCGACTGAGACCAATCGAAAGATTGCAGTTTATTGGGGTCTCTCCAATATTCTGCAAAAGGTTCTGCAAATCTATGTGCTTCCCAATAATTGGTCAGCAAAGATTTCCACCCATAGACATCATCGTGCAATGAAAAGATTTTTGACCATAGATGGTTTCCCGATCCTTGAGGCCCAGTTAGTACAACGAGTGTCTTCATATTATAGTAACCTTCCTACTAATTATAACACCTAAATACTCCTACGCGAGAGTATATACTCTCAGTATCTAACTAGATGATCGCTACATAGCGACTACGTGAATGTCATCTCCGAATATTAGGGTCAAACGCTCAGCGATTGCTGGCAAGGTCCCACACTATCCAACAAGCCTAGAACTTGGCGAATTTGCAATCAACACAGCGGACGGCAAAGTCTTTATTGCCGCTGGTGTTGGGGCAGGTGTTACTGTACGCGAAGTTGGTATAAGCACCGGCAACATTCTTAGTGGTATCGCTACGATTACCACGCTTGAAGCAACAAATTTTAGTGTAAGTAATACTATCGTTGGTATTTCCAGCGGTGCAAACAAGGTAGATACTGCAACTGACGGTGGTAACCAATGGCACCACGTTGGATTTTTAGACAATAGAACTGGATATCAAAAGATAAAGACCAACGGTCTTACTTACAACCCCAACACTGGCAAACTCTATGCTGGTATTGGTAGTTTTGGTAAGGTCTCTGGTGAAGCAACAGTTTCTCAACTA